CATCCAGTTTTGGTCAATCCGTCTTTTATACCTTTGTATCAACGGCAACCGGCATCCCTTTGGCGAATCAAGAATATATGATCAACACGATGTGTACGAGCTTGACTTCGCTGAAGACATTGACTTATTGGATGAGAGGGAACAAGCCGAAGGAATTGAACTTGAACGAATCAACAAAATAAACCAAGTAACAGAATCAGCATATTTCTATGAACGAGAACTTTTTAAACTATGGTGTTCAGGAATGTCAGCAAGGGCAATCCATAGAAAGACAGATATCTCCGTTCGTGAAGTACTGCGAGTAATTAAACTAATGAAAGACCGATGCACACAGAAATAATTGGAATTGCTTGTTTGGCAATCATCATCGTAAACTTTGGCAAACCAGCCGATCTATTAAAACGCTATCTGTACGGGAGCGACTATTCCAAATGGAAGCGAATGAAACCACTTGACTGTGCTTTTTGCTTGTCGTGGTGGTTGGGATTGTCCTTTTTCCTATACACCTATGGTTGGGTGGGGATACTTTATGCATCCATCGCAACCGTGATTGTCGCACTATTAGAAACTAAACTATGAGCAACATTGAATTTATACTATCACTACAACCGTTGTATGACAACTGGAAGAAAACACAAGTATTCGCACCATCACCAGAACAAGGGGCAATCCTCAACAATGTCCACCGTGAAATCTTCGGAAGGAACTTGCCGAATTGCAGTACTTGTGTGACCGAAGCATTGCACTCACTTTTGATATGGGCTAACCAACAACAAGAAGCCATCACCAAAGCACAACTTGCCGATGATGAGCAGAAACCAAAGAGGAGAAGAAAGAATGAAAGCAATTCTTGAGTTTGACCTTACTGAAGAACGAGCAGAGTTTGATATGGCAGTCAACGGATACAAATTCTCGTTGGTTGCTTACTATTTAGACCAGCACTTGAGAGGATTGATTAAGTATGCACCGGACAACCAAAGCGAGGATACTTACAAAGCATTGCAAGAGACAAGAGACAAACTTCACCAACTGCTGAATGAGTACAATTTAGAGATATGAAGAAACACACAATGCATTATCTCAATCATTTCGGTTATGACATAAGTGACTTCATCCCTTGTGAGGTGTGTGGCAAAACTGCCGTGGACATCCATCACATTGAACCAAGACAAATGGGAGGGACAAAGAAAAAGGATGTGATTGAGAATTTACAAGCATTGTGCAGAGAATGTCACATCAAATATGGTGACAAGAAACAATACAAGGAGTTCTTGAAAGAGAAGCACCAAGAGAAATTGAAACTGTGAACCAACTGCGAGAATTATGGCAAATCCTGAAAATTTAAAACCCTTCAAGAAAGGTGAAGATGAAAGAAGAAATCTTCAAGGCAGACCGCAAAAATTAATCACCCAATTGAAAGAGATTGGATACACAAAAGGTCAGGTTGAGGATAGTGTGAACGCTATGCTTACTTTGTCACGGAAAGAACTGGAGAAGATAGACCGAGGGGATGAGTACACAATCTTTGAACGCATCATTGCTGGTGCTTTGTTGAAGTCGCACGACAAAAACTCTCTCTTTAACTTGGAGATGTTGCTCACACGATCACAAGGCAAACCAAAAGAAACAATTGACCAAACGATAGAAAGTAAGAATTTCACAATAACTTTGAATTTAGATGAGAGCAAGTTGGAGAGGTGATGACAAACTCCCACCACAAGACGAAGACATCCAAGTCGTTTACACTACGGATGCGAGAATAACTTTGGCAAGGTACTTCGATGACCTATGGGTTGAAGAGTATAGCAATGCAATTATTGATGTGGCATATTGGATGCCCATCCCAGTAACGCCGAACGAATGACACCTGAAGAGAAAGCATTCCAACTCAAGGAGAGTTTTGGCAACGGATTAACCACAAGAGATTGTGCGTTGATTTGCATTGATGAAATACTGGAAGCCTTGTCGTATCACTCGTGGCAAAATAGGAATGAGATCATTTTCTTTGTTGGTGTAAAAAAACAACTGCAAGAATTATGAGAGTTATTCAATCCGGTCATCTTGGTGATTTGATCTATTCACTCACCGCAACCAAGCGAGTTGCAGAGTTACACGGTGCGGTAGATTTCCACATCGGATTCCGTGAGCAGAATACTGTTTCCGGTCATCCAAGCGGAGGGTACTGTATGAACTTAAACTCATACGAATATATCAAACCATTGCTTGAGCATCAATCGTACATAAGAAAGGTCGAGATGCACACTCACATTGATATGGGGTATGACTTCGATAAGTTCAGGCATCACGGATTGAATCTTGCTGCTGGTGATTTGAGACGGAATCACTTTCTTGTCTATCCTGAATTAATCACCGACCTTGACGAACCTTGCATTGAAGCGAGTGAACCGATTCCATACTTTGCGGACAAGATTCTCTTAAACTTCTCTGCTCGTTATCGCAATCACGACATCAACTATTTCCCATTGAAGGAACACAAGTGTGTTTTCTTTGGCTACGAATCGGAATACATCGCATTCACCGAGAGATGGAAGTTGGATTGTGAACTATTGAAATGTCAGGATGCTTTGATGTTGGCAACCATTGTCGGCAGTTGCAAGGCGTTCATTGGCAATCAGTCAAGCACCTACGCAATCGCAGAACAAATGAAGGTAAAACGATTGCTTGAGGTATGCGTTCACTCACCAAATGTTATTCCCGTAAACAATGGCTTTGACTATTTAACAAATCAAGGCTTTAATTACTTACTTAATACCCTATGAAACTTTTAATACTAACAGACGGAATCAATGGTGTGGTTTACCATCGCATCTACGCACCACACTTGAGAATGCAAATAAACGGAGAAGCGGTGGTTGATGTTTGCCAATCACAAGCCGAATGGATGACGGTTGACCTTGCACCCTACGATGTAATTGTTTTCTCACGATGGCTTGGAAAGAACCAGTACGATGTTCTTAAACGCATCACCGATGCCGGGAAGCCTTATGTGATTGATGTGGATGACTATTGGGTACTGCCAAAATACAACCCAGCATACTGGGCATATCGCAAAGGGATCAAGAACTCAATCAAGGATGCCATCAACTATGCGGATGCCGTATTCTGCACCACTCAAAAACTCGCCAATGAGGTGAGGACAATCAACGAGAATGTCTACATTGTGCCAAACTGCCTGGACACATCTCACAACCAATGGAAGCAACCAAAGGAGAAGAACGATAGAGTGAAAATAGGATGGGTTGGTGGAATCACACACGAGGAGGATTTGAAGCTCATTGCCGATGACATCAATTCAATGGATGTGGATTTCTACATCTGCGGTTACACTCCGAGTGATCATTGGAACAACATTGTCAAACTGATTCCCAAAGCCAACATAGTTCAAGGCACATCGGTGTTTGAATACGGTGAGGTATACAAGCACTTTGATTTTGTACTTGCACCACTTCAGGACAACCACTTCAACAACTGCAAATCGGAGTTGAAGATTGTGGAAGCCGCTGCCTATTCTATTCCCATCATCTGTTCAGCAGTTTACCCATACTTATACCATACGGGAAATGATGGTGTGATCTTCGCAACCCAAAACAACTGGAAGGCATCCATCCAAAAGTTGATTGATGCTGGTCATTCTGTTCGTCAATCAATGGGGCGTTCGAACAAAATTTATTGTGAGACATACCACAACCTTGACCTTCACAACTTGACAAGATTACAGGTGTACCAAAGTTTATGCAAATAACCTATCAAAGACCATATGTCACGAGTTACCAAAAAGACATCCTTGATTGTGATGCTCGTTTTACCATTACTGCTGCGAGTACAAAGACGGGCAAGACGGCATCTCACATCATATGGTTATTTGAACAAGCGTTGAAATGTAAGGACAATCAATCCGTGTGGTGGGTTGCACCGGTATACCAACAAGCGGAGATTGCATTCCGAAGGATGAAGTCACAAGTCACGGACAAGAACTTCTTTATCAGCAACGAAACCAAACTTTTACTCACTCTTCCAACGGGTGCAAGGATAGAATTCAAATCAGGTGAGAAGCCGGACAACTTGTATGGGGATGATGTGTATGCTGCGGTGATAGATGAAGCATCAAGGATGCGTGAGGAATCGTGGTATGCGATG